ATCCCTCCTCACTATAAAATTAGCAAAACAAACTGTATATATCAAAAAATGGACGAACGTTTCCAATAAAGAATTATGCTCCGCAGTGCCATCGGCACCTGAGCTAATCGAGTCTTTGACGATAATTAAATCACCATTGACTTCGACCACCTTGAAGTTCACCTCAGCAGCATAACATTTCAAGATGTCGTAAAAACTTATAGTAACACCCTCAAAATCCAAAACTTTGGCATAATGAGGATTATTCTCCAATAATTTAATATAACAGGCCATTAACAACGGCATATAGCGATTATATACATCATACATCTTATAATCACTATCTACCAATCGTTCAAGCTTCGGATCCACTTGGCGCAATATCTCAGGTATCTCACTCCACTGATTACTACCTGTATTGACGCCAACGCACATATGTGTTTTGCCATTCTTACGCATTAAAAGAAAAATATTTTTAAAAATCATCTTACTAATCGCAATCATAGCAGTGGATTCTGCAGCGACACTACGCTGCCTTCCTTGACTCTGTTTCAATGGGTCTATTAATTCGTCCTTATAGAACCATTTACAACGAGGAAAAGCATATTCTCCTTTCTTCCAGCAAGCCAAAATACGTCGCATTTCACTCAATAGATCAGGTCCAAATATTCTATCCTCGGAATTGGGACTGATATATCTCATAACATCACGTTTCGTTTTGCCAGGCAAACCTGGTCCAACAGAAGTGGACAAATTCATAGGTGTACTGGTGGTTCCAGGTATCCCTACCAAAATTTCGTCCAAACTGGCAGGCCGAACGTCATCCCAGTCCAACAACTTAACGAGATGTTTCATAAAACACTGTTTAGCTTTCTCTTCATAGATCGGATTAACTAAAGGCAATTGCTCATTCAACGCATTGATCTTAGTCAAAGTGGGATCAATCCATTCACCTACATCATTCACATAGGATTTAAAATGCGGGATCACTTTCTTTGGAGTCGGTAAAAACTCAGCAACTAAGGAAGGTCGGATATTAGATTTAACAGCCAATTTTGGTCCCACACTTCCCAATACATGAACACGCTGCCCTTCAGCATGCTGTAGGCATGAATTTTTAGATAAGGGTTTAACTTCCAAGCTCTCATACTCAGCAGACAGTGACAATGATACAGGTTCAGCTCTTTTCCTATAAAACTCTATAGCACTTTCAAAATCTTCTAAACCAATAGGGACATAAGCAGTCCTAATACCAGCGACCTTCAGTGCATGGAAACCTAAAAATCCATATTCATCATGGAATAAAGGTAACCCGCAATCTCCTTTTTTAGTGACTAATTCTGTTGTGTAAAACACATAATTTGAATAATCTGCAGAATCATGTCCCATCTTAGAAGTGACAACAGGAATATAGTTGACATCTATACCTCCATCACCATTCATTTGTGATCTATCAGCATAAGCAATATAAGCTTTATCTGCTACAACGCCTGCTTTAGACAATGCGATCAATGGTAATTTCCTGAACGGAACAGTCTTAACGTTCAAAATAACCAAATCTTTC